GTCCAACCAAAACGAGAGTTGGTAATACGGACATTATCTCCTACCTGTAACCCAAGGGTACGAAGGCCATAACTAGCATTAACTGTAAGCTGCTGTCTGTTACGCTCCAAGGAAATTAGACCTAAACGTCTAGCTGTAACTGAGGTATCAGTAAAGGGCAGATCGACATCAGCTACAGATACCTGTCCTCCATCAGCAGTTACAAAAGCAGCATTAGTAACCTCTGGGTAGTCAGTAACTTGCCAGTCGCTCTCTAGCCCCCTAAATGTACCTTTGATAGTGTTAAAGTTATCTCTACGTGAGTGTCGTGTACCTACAGATATACCAGAGCGAAGGTCATCCTCGTTAAGGTCCATAACTGGGGTAGTATAGTAAGCTGACTTCATACGCCACTTACCCTGAGCATACCACATGGAACCGCCCATAGCTGTAAGCATAGCTGTTAGTGTATCATAAGGAGTGGCTGCTGTAGTGAATGAACCATTAGTTGTATACCTAGTAGTACCAGCATTTGTGTTAGTCTGGTCACACACGTTAGCGGAAGATATAACTAAGGTGTCATCTACGTTAACTACATCCTCGCCTAGACCGTAGGAGTACGAAGTAGTATCATCCGAGCCTTTGCCTGATGTTAGGTAGTCTCTCATGCACAGAGCTGGATTAGAAGAGAAAGCTACTGTACTTGTACGAGGGTCATAGACCTTCTTACCTTTTACTGTAGTAGTAAACGTAGGAATACCATTAGGAAAAGCATCCGCATTAAACTTGAGCCTAACGTAGATATAAGCAATTCCACTAAGTGTACACTGTGCGTCCCAACCACCAGAGGCAGACTCAGCCACTAGATCAGCATCAGCTACTTGGCTAGGGGAACCTGTGTGGGTGTTGATACGTATCTTACCATTGTACTGAGTAGGGCTAGTTACGTTACCACTGCCGTCTACAGTAGCTAGTTCGTCGTTGATGTAGAAGTTAACAAAGGAATCAATCTCGTGTCCAGCTACAGCAATAACCCTGTGTAGGAACTTATTGTTAGTACCTGTAGCTTCGTCATATATAATAGCACCACCAACTTTAACTTCTCCATAGATAACGGAGTGATCCTGTGCTGGTCCTATTTGGTTAGTTTGATAACCACGACTACCTCCTACAGAAGGCTTAGGTGACAAAGCTCTAAGTGCAGCCCCAAGTACAGTGGAAACAAGGAACTGTCCAAGTACCGACGAAGTAAGGAAAGCTCCAAAAGCTGTAGCTGCGAAACCTGTAGCCCCAGCAGCAGCGGTGAAAGTGATAAAAGGTAATACAAGAATTTGAGCCATGTGGGTTATTTACCTCCAAGGTATTTTGAGTAAGAACACTCAGAAGGCTTGAACTTTAGCCACGTAAGTATCTTATGCAGAGGGCTTTGTAACTTAGAGTTTATCACGAGTACGGAAACCCCGTCTAACTTTAGGCAACTCTCAGCAAACTTAATTAACTTCACCCCAGTTAACCCTCTGCGGTAATCTTTGTGTAAGTATACAATGTCGCACAACGCGAACAAGTGGGACTTATGGTGGATGTTCGGGCTAACTACACTAACGAAGTATCCAACTAATGTCCCGCTACTCCTAACTGTGAAAACCTTAAGATTTCCCTGTAGTTCAAGTGCGTAGTAGGATTCCCAGCATGGGTCCAACTTAATCTGTTGTTGGTAGTCTTCAACCTCTTCCCAGTGAGCAGCAATCAGAGGCTTGATCTCTTCTTCTACTTGGGATACAAACTCCTGTTGATACTTAATCACTTTTACGACCCCACGAAACTTTCTTGTCCTGTAGGCTCTCAACGAAGTTAAGACCTTTGTCATTAGGGTAGATAGACTTCTGATACCCAGAGGTATAACGAGCAACTCTGGCTCTTTCTAAGTCGATCAGTTTGTTTTCTACCTTAAGCTCAATAGTACAAGTCTCAGCACTATCCTCAATGTTCATCTGGTCCATATAACCTGAGAAGATTACGTTAAACCCTGTCTCACCAGTTTGTACAAGTATCTTACTGCCGTCTTGCATTAGGATATAAGCGCCATCCTCTTGGACTATCGCCCCATCACTAAGTGTACCAAAGTAAAGGTTGCACACACGGCCTTGATACGGTTCACTAAGGGCTAACGAGAGTACCTCAGAGGGTATGCCTGATAAGGTTAGGGTAGCTCCCTTAACTGCCATCTCAGCAGTCTCTTCTACAGAAGATATCCCCAGAAGATTACCAGTGCCAAACCATTGTGTACCGTCAGGTAGGACCAGAGTGCCAACTCCAGTCCATAACCTTAGGACGTTATCCCCGTCAAACTTAAGTTCGACAGCAAAGAAAGGTTTGACTACATCTTTGTTGATGTTTTCTATGGTATTTGAGGATAGGACTCTTGACATGTTTTAACCTTTAATTATGTGTTACGAAACAATCTGTCCATGTCTGCGTGTGGGACTTCTTCTTGCGCCATCAACACACCAATCAGCATATCGTTGCGGCGAATGATGGCCTGAGTTCGGACTTGTATCCGCAGGGCCAGACGTTCTTCTATTGGACGCGAGTTAATAGCATTTGATGCAATGCTAGGGATGGACACCCCAGCCGCCCAGTCCTCAGCCTCTAGATCAGACAACCAGCCCTCACCTGCTGCGACCACTGCGAAGTTCTGACGGGACATTTGCATGGTGGCGCGTTCTTGCTCAATCGTTTGCGTAAAGGATGGCGCGTCTTCATCTACGATGTCCCAAGCCTTAGTCTCTGCGTTGAATACCTGTCGTGTCATTTTAATAGCTCCATGAGATGTTAGCTGCGCCTGAGACAAAAGTGTCAGACGCGTCGCGGGTTAGGCGTACCTGAGTAAGTTCACCGCCTATGTCCACGGATGTTCCGCTCATATAAACGCCATTATCGTCCCCGAACACAGCCTGTGCGGCCCACACGGTTCCCCCAGACGACATTCTAGTAAAGACAGCGCTCCCGTTCATATTACGTGCTGAGTTGCTGAGGCGCATAACTAAGCCACTACCGCTGGACGCTCTCGTGGAGAAAGTGCTATTGAGTATAGCACCGCCCGCACCCACGTATCCGCTTGCAACAATGCCTGCCGATGTGCCGAGTTGTATCAGGTGTAAATTACTTCCACTTAAAGACACGCCCCTACAAATCATCGTCACTTTGTTGACGCCAGAAGGGATGCTCGTGAAGTCAAAAGCCGTTCCAGAAGTGGTCGCAACCTGAGTCCCGTATCCAGCACGTGAGTTAGCCAACACAAAGGCAGTGCTTGCGATCTGCGTTGTATCGGTCCCTGAGCTTGCCGTTGGGGCTGCTGGAACACCTGTGAATGTAGGCGAGGCGATTGTGGCTACACCAGAGGGTGTCACTTTGTCTGATAGATTAGCCATGTTATGTCACCTCCAAGGTGGGCCAATTGATTGTGCTGGGGAATCCCTCTTGGTCAGGTACATCTCGCAGGGCTTGACGGTAGTTTGCCATTTCTTGAGACATAGTTACGTCAGAGTTCCCAGACCAGTCTGTTGCAGAAAGGATTGCATCTCGCTTTACACGGGCTTCATCTGCCTTACGCTTTAAAGCAAGGGCGCTGTCGTCTTTAGGTACGTTGATAATCATTCGCCTACCCCATCCGTTAAATCCGCAGCGTCTAAGGTCCACTCGTCTCGCCATTGTCGATCCGTCGGAATGTCAGCCACGTCTACAATCTTGTAAGGTTGGCCTGTTGGCACGTCCTTCGCAGCGATTTGTTCAATCGTAAGTCCGCAAGCTGCGGGGATAATAATCGCAACACCGCCATCTTCGTTTTGGTATATGATACGTTTTGTCACTTTAATTCCTTTAGTTAATAACTGCCAAATAGCATTCGCGGAAATCGCCGAGACCCTGCGCATTGGTGGCTCCAGAAATCAGTCTAACCTGAGTAGTTGACTTTAGAGTTGGCGCTATATTTACCCCCCCTTTTATTCTTAATGCGGCTGGAAAATTACTTGAATAACTAACAACAGCGCCCATCGCTAGGTAATCTACACCGCTCATTGCAGTAGCAAAATTCACCGTGTAGTCACCTGTTCCGTTATCAGTGATGCTCGACACGTTTAAGCTGTCACGAATGGCAACTGCGCCGATCGCATTGAAATTCACCCATGCCTTAATTGGGCTTGCTGGCGCGTTAGCCAACACAAAGGCAGTACTTGCAGCTTGCGTCGTGTCGGTCCCAACCGTTGCCGTAGGAACTGTGGGTGTCCCTGTAATAGTTGGGGAGGTCAACGTCTTGTTAGTTAGCGTTTGTGTACCCGTCTCAGTTACAACCGTGCCGCTATTTGCGCCAACCTGAATGTAAAGCTGCCACGTAGTGCCATCGTAAACAAAATCTACAGACACGCCGCCGATATTCATAACTAGGTCAGCAGCGTCACCCTCAATAGTAGAGCTATTACGGGCCACTGTTAGGTTGTTGGTAGCCCAATCAGCTCCGTCAACCACACGAACCAAGTTACCTACAGAAGGTAAAGCAGGTAACGTAAGTGTCCATACACCACCTGAGGTATCAGCAATAACTGCATCATTGCTTGACGAAGTGTAGTTGGATGTCTTACGAACCCAAACTAGACCACCCTCAATACCGTCTAATTTAGAACCATCTGCTGCAACATCGCGTCCATCAACTGTCCCACCAAGGGTGATGTTGTTGGTGACGTTAAGACCTGTAGATTCCAGCTTCATTTCTTGTGTAGTGACGTAGGCTACACCAGCGGTAACAGCAGAGCCTAGCTGAAAAGACATACTTGGTGCCGATGGTCCGTCTGTGTTGACTGAAATACGACCACCGTTGCCTACCTGTTCTGGTACACCGTTCTTGTGGTTAAAGGTAAGATTGGCATTGCCGTAGCCGTCATTAATCGTCAAAGAGACGCCACCACTATTACGCCCAGCCGTAAGAGCACCAGTGGTGGAATACTCTCCTGTGCCTCCGGTCTTGCTCAGTATCTGATTAAAGGTCTGATCCGCAGTTGCATTAGTTGCAATAGTATCTAGCTTTGTGCCATCAGTAGCTACGTCACGACCATCGAAGGTACTGTTTGTAGTAATAGCACCAGTCATAGCTCCACCGGACTTAGGTAGCGCAGCAATACCCGCGATTAGCTCAGACAGGACGATAGACTTAGTCTCATCTGTACTAACGTCCACTACTACAAACTCATCAGCACTAACTAGGTCAGCCCCTACAATTGGAGTAAGTTGCGTTATCTTCTTGTCAGCCATTAGTTAACCCCTTAGATTAAGACTTCTACAGCTTCAAACGATATACCGTAAGCTGACGCATTGTTGATTGACCAAGTGGTCACATTGTTTGATAGACGAAAGACGCCCTTAGCTGCATTAAAGATAGCTGCCTCACTAGAGTAGGTAGACCTAAGTGCAGGCCATATCTCTAGGGTGCCATCTCCCGTTTGATCTGCTAGTACCTGATGGAGTTTAGCTGCTGAACCTGATCCTAGTTGGATGTAGTCACCCGCTAGTAGAGAGCCAGTCATTACTACAGTAACACTCTCGGCC